ACGGGATGCGATCGAAGCGCTTGCCGCGACGATCGAGATTGGGGGCGAAGATGGGTGACTCGACCGCCCGCCTTCTCGACGAGGAAGCTGTTCGCCGCGCGCTGTCGGACGAGCTCGCGCCGAAGCGAGTCGACGCCGTACTCGAACGGGCGCGCATCCTGGCCGGCGAACTCACGCCCAAGGCGCGACGACTCTCCGACGACGAGATCGACGCGAGGGTGCGTCGCTCGCTCCGAAGGCGGCCACGGTGACGCGAGGTTCCATCCGAGAGCGGCGCGGGCGTCAGTTCGCGCGCATCACGATCGCCGGGGTCGAGCACTCGGGCGCATTCGACTCGCGCGAGGACGCGGAGCGGTTCATCGCGCGCACGCTCGCGATCGCGGAAGCTGAGGCTATCGGGAAAGCGGAGCCGACCCTCGCAAGCATCGCTGACGATTTCTTCGACGCGCGGGAGGCCGGCGGCTACGTGGGTCACGGCAAGCGCGAGCGGTCGGTGTGGCGCGTGCACATCGAATCCGACGAAGCGCTGTCGACGCGTCCGCTCCGCAGCATCCGAATCACGCACCTCGTCGAGTGGTCCAAGCGACTCGCCGCGCGCCCGTCGTCAAGAGGCGGGACGATCTCGAAACAGACACAGAAGAACGCGATCGTTCTCGTGCGTGCCGCCTTGCTCTACGCGCACCGTCGCGGGTTCACGTCGGCGAACGTCGGCGAAGGGCTCGTCCCGATCAAGTCGCGCACGGGAGCGTCGCCGTGGGGCTGGCTCGCCAACGCGGAGATCCTGACCGTCCTTGCGCGCCCAGCGATCGAGACCGACGTCACGCGCGAGCGTCGAGCGATCTACGCGACCGCGATCTACGCCGGCCTTCGCGCCTCCGAGATGCTGCACCTTCGCTGGGAGAACGTGCACCTCGGCGGCCGCCGTCCGCGCATCGAGGTCCGCGCGCCGATCAAAACCCCCGCCGCGCTCCGAGACGTGCCCCTCTTGCCGCCCATCATCGAGCACCTGGGCGAGTGGCACGTGCACCAGGGCGAACCCAAGACGGGCCTCGTGTGGCCTGGCGACAAGGCCGAATTCGGCAACGAGTCGCGGCACCATGAGAACTTCGATGCGGCGTGGGCGGATCACCCCTACATCGTCCAGGTCGAGCGCGACGGAAAGACGATCCCGGAGCGGAAGGTCCGTCCCGGCGCGCTCGCTCGGGCCGGGATCAAGCGGCACATCCGCTTCCACGATCTGCGCCACACGTTCTGCTCTCACCTCGCCCAGGGAACGTGGGGGCACGCGTTTACCCTCCATGAAATCAAGGACTTGGCGGGCCACTCCGACATCAAGACGACGATGCGGTACGCTCATCTCTCGCCGCTCGGCATCCACGGAATCGTCGCGGGACTCCGGGCCGGGTGGACGGACCGAGCGACGGACCGCGCTTCCGAGAACGTCGGGTCACCAAAAAGAAATCCGCCTCAGAATGAAGCGGATTCAGTGGCGGACGCTATAGGGGTCGAACCTATGACCTTCGGCTTCGGAACGCGAAACGCAGATGAATGATTTCAGGTGGATAGGTGTGCGGTCCGCGGGCGGTCCGTCTGACCCTCGCCGACGTCGTTTGCGCGGCGCTTGATGCGTACCTGGGGTGACGACGAAAGCCCCGCCGAAGCGGGGCGAGTCGTGAGCGGTGGGCGTCAGTCGCGCTACTCGCACCGCACGACCGACGGCCCGCAGTCTCCCCGCTCCGCGTCGTAGGCCCGCCCGCAGGCCCCGTGGTCATCGAGACACCCGCAGCACGTCACGCACCTAGCGTACGACTCGGCAGCCAGAGCGAGGCACCTCGTGGCGGCGTCGTGCGTCTCGGGGCAGACGGGGGCGACGGGCTCGACGCGGACGCCGTCGCATGCTGCGACGTGTGCCGCTGCCGCGTGCTCTGCGATGATGATACGTTCGGAGAGGTGTTCGGGGGAGAGCGTCGCCGAGCAGGAGATGGCGGCGAGGATGAGCCAGCGCACGGTCACACTCCTGTCGTCAGATCGGGCCGGAACCCGTGCTTGTCGACCTCCAGCGTGCGCGCGGTGAGGCCCGCTGATTTGATGATGCCGACGTGGGGCATCATCGTGGCGCTCGCCGGGATATTGCTCGCGTGCGTCGCGAGCAGCGTGCCGTTGAGGTAATGCTTCACCGACGTCGCCGCCGCATTCACCTCGGCCTCGTAGCAAACGAACGCCGACGCGCTCACGGGGTTCACTGACGACGCGAACACGGTGCCGGTTTCGGTGTTCGAATTTCGCGTGACGAGTTCGAGCAGCCCGCTGTTCGCCGAATGTGTGTACCTCGCGAAAACGCCACCGAACGGAGCCGCTGAGCCCGATGTCGTAGTGAATCCGACGATCGTTGTGAACGTGTTCGTGTCATCGCTCGCGGTCGGGATTCGGAAGTCGGCTCGGTAGCGCCAGATTCCGCCGCCGAACGTGAACATCGTGAAGTTTGGGATCGAGCTGCACGTGCCCGTGGTAGTCGTGCCCGTGCTGAGGACCGCGATGCCTGGTCGTCCGCTGGTCCCCGTGCCGTTCGACATTGCGGCGCCGGTGCCACCCGAGCTCGCCACGAACGGATTGCACGCGCCGTTCGCGACTCCGAGGTAGTCCGTGCATCCCGGCGCCTCGAACAGGCCCTTGATGAGTCCGTAGGACGGGAAGATCGCGAGCGGATCGAGTCGATTGATTTGCGCCGCTTGCGCCGCCGTCATGTATCCATCGACCGATACCGTAGCTGCCGGCATCGCGAACGTTCGGTTTGCGGAGAGGTCCCCTCCACCCGTGATCGGCGCCGTGGTCGAGATGGTCCGTGTGTTCGCGACGGCCGCGTTGAGTGCGGTTTTGTCCGCCCCGCTCATCAGCCCTGCGACGCTCGTCGTGGCAACGTCGATCGCGTCCGAGCCGTCGCCCTTGTGGCTCGCTGCGTGGCTCGTCGGCGTGCGCGCGTTCGTGACGCTCGCGTCGTTGCCGGGCAGCGCTTCGCCCGCCGCCGTGCCGAGCTTGCGGAGCGCGGGCGTGCCCGCCGATCCGCCCGATGGAATCGCAGCGACCGCGGCGGCGGCAGTCCCCGCGGGGTCCGCTCCCACCTGAGCGGCCGTCGTCGAATGCGGGTTGCTCGTGTTCGTGAGATGCGCGTCGAGGGCCGCCTTGTCGGCTGCGCTCATCGTGCCGCGCTGCCCCGACGTAGCAGCGGCAACGTCGAGGACGACGTTCGTTCCGTCGTCAGTCGCCGTCATCACGGAGCCGTCGACCTTGGCGTACGTCCGCTCGGCGAGGGTCGATGCGCCGTTCTTCCAGGTCGAGCCAGGTCCGCGAGCACCCGTCGATCCAGTGGCGCCGGTCGCGCCGGTCGCGCCCTGCGGACCGGTCTCGCCGATCGGACCTTGCTCGCCCATCTCGCCCCGCTCACCTCGCGGCCCCTGCGGTCCACGTCCACCGACGTCGATGGTCACGACGCGCGCGATGCCACCCACGAGCATCGTTCCGCCGTCGGGGCGAACGATGCGGAGCACGGAGCGCGGCGCTGTGATCGAGAGCGTCATCGCGTGATCGCTCGCGCGACTTGAATCTCGAACGTGTCGGTGTGCACGACGCCGGACGCGCTCGTGAATCGCACGTCGCAGTCGAGGACCGCGACCGGCCACGACGCGGTCATCGTCGCCGTCGCCGAGACCACGAACTGCCCGGGGTTCGTGGCTTGGTCGGCATCGGCCTCGCACGTGAGTTCGTCGACTGGCGTTTCCGCCGACGTGTCGCTTCGCCTGCGGACCTGCGAGGCGATGGCGTAGCCGGTGAGGTCGACGGGCGCGCCACCAGACTCCCAGGTCATCGGGAGCGAGAACGTGTCGCCGGCTTTGATAGTGATCGCGGACATCAGTACCCACCTGCCGATCGTCGATCCCACGAGCTAGGAATTGGTTTGCCGTCTCGGTCGGTGAGCGTGAGAAGCGGGGTCAGACCGATCACCTTCTCGCAATGGTCAATGCCGACCTTCTGCCAGATCGCCCAGCCCGGATCGGCTCGCCTGCTCGCGGCGTACTGCCGGTGCGCGACGTAGTGCTTGATCGTGATTCCCTCTTTCGCGGCCTCAGCAACGATGGCGCTACACGCCTCGCGCGCGGCGGCGATGAGAGACTCGGCGGGCTCCGCTCCGGTCCCGCTCGGCAGGCCGTTGTAGAACCCCTCGCACTCCAGGCCGATGCTCCGCGAGTTGGCGCCGTTGCCGTGGTAGACGTAGGCGCGCAACGGGTAGGCGAGCACCACGGTCCCGTCGATGAACGCGGAGACGTGCGCGTGAACGTTCAGCGCGCGACGATGACGAGCAAGATCCTTGTCACCCTTCGCTGCGTTGATCGCGGCCGTCGAAGCGCCGAGCGCGACCGCCATCTGATGGAGGCAGATCGAGTCGATCGCCGTCCGTTCGCGCACGACGAGATGGCCGTAGCGGTCGAGTTTCCCGGCGGGCTTTTCGCCCACGGGACCGGACGCCTTTTGCTGACTTCGCCAGTCGAGAACGCTCATCGCCTCCCGCTCCTCTCGATCGCATCCCTCACCGCGCGCTCGTTTTCACGGATGCGCCGCGCCTCGATCACGTCACTGACCAGCGACGCGCAGACCCACCCGAGGAAGCCGAGCAGCGCCACGAGGGGCACAACGACGAGCATGAGCGCGATGATGAGCAGGGTTTTCACGACGCCTTCGCTTTCTGCTTCGCGGTCGAATGCTGACGGCCACGCGAGCACCACTCGCACCCGCGCGACGGGCATGGGCCGCGCCTACGTTTGCGGCTGCCGTAGATGCGCTTTGATCCGTAGGTCCTCATCCCGCCTCGCCCGTATCCGAGATGCGCCGCGTGACGGTGGGCTCGTCGGCCCTCGCAGCCCTCGCCGCGTCGAGTCGCGCATACGCATCGACGGTCGCGCGGTGGGTGTGCTCCGCGCCTTGCTCCATGACCGCGATGATGGCCGCGCGATCTTCGGGGCGAGCGTCCCGGATGCGCTTGACGAGGCGAGAGATCGCGCCCCACGCGTCGGGGATCTCGTGGATGATGTCGACGATCGTTCCGATGGTGCTCATGGGCAAAGCTCCGTGTCCGAGCGAGTGATGTGGTGTTCGGCGCAGAACGTCGCGGCGCGCTCTTGGCAGCCCGCGAGAGCCGCCCGAATGCGCGTGTCGTCTTCGCCCGGAGCGAACGTCAACGCGTCGAGCTCCCCGGCGCATTGCGCGTCGAGTTGTTCCACCTGGTCGATCGCCGCGGACGTGGCGAGCGAAGGGCCGCACGCGTGCGCGTTGGCGAGCGCCACAAGGAAGACCGCGACGAACCAGCCGTTCTGTTCGCACCGCTTGGCGTACGCCTTCGCGGAGATGCGATCGTGTCGGCGCTTCGCGAGCGCCCAACGGAGACGCCACCATGCGTCCGAGAGTCGTTCGTACAGGCTCATGGCATCCTCCAGGTCATCGGCTGCGGTTCGTCGGAGCGCTTCACGGGGATCGGTGCGTGGCCGTTGACGACGAGATCGAGGACGCCAGTGGGCATCGCGACGTCGAGCATCACGCCGTCTGCGTCGAATCCCTGGACGTCGATGCGCGAGACGGTCGCCGAGTGATCGACGCCCTTGAAGTCGCGGAGCAGAACGATGTCGCCGACGTTCACGAGCCACCTTCCACGCGTTCGATCGAAGGCGTCGAGACCGTCTCCGGCTGCCGGCTGAGCCCGCCGCTTGAGGCCGTCGCGATGAACGTCGCCGTGACGTCGAGCCACGTCGCGAGGTCGACCAATCGCTGCGTCACCTTGTCGTCGCCCTTGTCGGCGGTGCTCTTGGCGTGCGCGTGGAGGTACGTCGCGAATCGACGCAGCCCGTGAGCCGCCGCGAGGATGAACGGCATGGCGACGGTGACCATCGCGAGCCAGTGTTCGATCTGTTGCTGAGTCATGATCCGGCCTTCCCTGCGATGAATCCGTTTACCGAGTGAGTCGTGAGCCCGAGCGCTTCGCCCGCCCTGCGTAGGTGCGCGATCTCGGAAGCGGTCGGCGTGCGCGACGGATCGATCCGCGAGAGCATCCGTCCGAGGTCTTCGACGAGATTGGGCACGGCCGAGAGTCGCTCTTCCGCGTCGGCAAGCTTTGCGTTCGACTCGGCCAGCGCCGATTCCAGCGCCACGATCCGGCGCTCCATGCTGGCGAGGGTCGTGCGGTAGAGTTCGCGCTCGTGCGACACCATCTCGTCGACCTTGCCGCGTAGCCAACCCTCGTTCTCGCGCTGGGTCTTGTCGCGCGCGGCGATTCGATCGGCTTCCGCTGCCGCTTCGTCGCGGGCCTTTGCCGTGTACTTGCCGTACGCGTCGAGAAGGAACTTGAAGATGACGGCCATGGCCGATCCGTAGGCTGCGATTTCGGCGCCGGTCATCAGTTCAGCCTCCCGCCGCTCGCGGTCGTGTTCGTGACGATCGTCGCGAGCACGCGCGCGCCCATTCGGAATTCGATGCGGCCTGGGACGTACCGGATCGTGACTTGGCCCGTCGCTTCAAGCTGAATCGGCGTGCCCGCGTTCATCCGGATCGGGCTGTTGCCGACGTCGAGGGCGACCTCGTGGACGCCCTCGATCCAGATCGCTCGCGTATCGTTTGACGTCGGCGCGAAGTGGATCCCGGTCAGCGAATGGCACTCGAAGCGCATGGCATCCGTGAAGCCCGCCGAGGGTTGCGATTGCAGATTGATCCCCTGCGGGGTCCAACCACCCGCTCGTCCCGCGTAGCTATCTGTGGCCTGGACGTTCACGCCGATCACGCGACCTGCGGCGAAACTCGTCGTCTCGACATTCACGCCGATAGTGGTGTTCGCGCCGTCGCCGATCGGCTCGGCATGAATCGCCGCGCCCCATCCCGCGCCCTCGTTTCGCAGCCTCGCATTGAAGACGGTTGCGTCGCCGCGCGCGTGTCGCGTGCGGACCTCGGCGTAGACCGCCCACGGGTGGACACCGAGCGACTCGTGGAGGTTTTCGAGGTAGACGCTCGATCCGGCGATCACGCCTGACATCTGCGCCTCGTCCGACGTGACTCCGCGCGAGAGCATCGTTGCCGCGTTGATCGGAACCGGGGTCTCGACGGTTCCGACGATCGAGTAGCGCGGCATCGGAGTCGAACCCGGAAGCGCGGTCATCGTCGGCAGGGCGTACGCGATCGACGCGACGAGCAGAACCGAGGCGATGGGGGCTGCGCGCTTCATTCTTCGACCGCCTTGATCCGGTCGCGCGCAACAACGTTACCCGTTCCATCCGGAGAGAGAACGAGCCAACCGTCGACGAGTTCAATGGGGACGGTCCACGTCTGCGTCCGCTCGTTCGGCAGGCCCATCGCCTTGTCGTGCTCTGCACAGCGAGCGTTGGCTTCGTCGAGCGTGCGGAACACATCGCCGCGCGGAATCCGCGCCTCATCCTCGCGAGAGAGTTGCGCGCTCTTCGCGGCTTCGCGTTCCGCGTGCGCTTCGACGTCCGCCTTGGTCGGCTCTTCGGCCGATCCGAGCGTCTCATCGTCGGGATCGAGCGGCTTAGTTGAGGACGCCATAATACCCCGCCAAGTACATGTTGACCGCAAGCATTTGCTCGGATGTCAGCGCAGCGTTGCAGATCATGAGTTCTCCGAAAGTGAATGCGGCGTACGCAGATGTGCCGGCCTTGGCGGCCCCGAGGCACATCTGCTGATTGGCGAGCGTCGATCCGGTCGACGCGTTCGTGCCAGCGGCCCCCACGAGCCCCAGACGTCCGCGACCGTCCCATACCGTCGCGCCGCCATTCGCCAGCGTGCCGGACCACGAGTAGATGCGCGGGGCGTTGGCGGCTTGGTCCGCCTGCGTCGCGGTCATGACCCACGCGGAGTTGGTGGCTGCGGGGTTGCTGTAGAGCACCGACAAATTCGCGGTCACGCCTTGCGTGATGCGTACCGACTGTGCGTCCGACGAGTTGCCGATCGACAACGGCTGCGCGGTGACCCCCGGCGTCGCCATGCTGCGAGTCACGAAGAAGATCGTGATCGCACTCATCGCCCCGATGCCGGGCGACGCGACGGTCAGCGCATCGTCGATCCCGTCGAACGTGATCGAGTCGCGCCCGCCCATGTTCGCGTCGGCGGCGTTGAACGTGGGTTGCTTCGATCCGGTCGCCTGCGTGAGGTTGACGCTGCCCTTTTTGTCGGTGAGTTGCGAGACGCCCGTGCCGATCGTTTTCGTGTCCGCTCGCCACCAGCTGGTCAGGTTCGGGACGTCGGTCGACGGCGTGTACGAGCCGTACTGGGAGGCCCATTTCCTGATCGTGTTCGACGACGTCATCCGACGACCAGCCAGTTCGTGCCGTTGCTCTCGAACGTCCACGAGAGCTTCATCGCCGACGCCGACCCGAGGCAGAGGTACGTCCCTGCGGTGCCGTCGATCTGTTCGGACGCGTTCTGGGCGAGAGAGATCGTGTTTGCGTCGGCGGTCGTCTTCTTGATCTTGAAGCGTCGTCCGGCGGTCGCGGGGGATGGCGCGGTGTGCGTGATGTTGCCCGCCGTAGTGTCGGTCGGAATGAGCACGTCGGTCGCGGCGATCGAGTGGTTCGCGGTCTTTGTCGCGGTGATGCCAGCAACCGCTTCGCCCGCGAGCAGATCGAGCAACGTCTGCGGCGCCTTGTGCGTGTGATCGCCCGGCGCGAACTGCACCGACGAGCCGGCGGATCCGGCCGTTGCAGAGATGGCTGCGGGAGTCGAAGTGTACGCCTGGCGTAGCGACTCGGTGCCCTGCGCGGCGGATTGCACGGCGGCCGCGATCTTCGCGAGGGTGATCGCCGAGTTCGCAATACCAGCCGTTGCGATCGTCCCGAAGCCCAGCGTCCCGCCGCTCTCGCGAAGCACCGCGTCGGTCCCGTTCGTCGTCGAGATGTCCGCGACGTCGCCCGTGGAGTTTGCGCTTCGGCCGATGATGCTGAGCGCCACGCCCTGCGCGAGTTTTGCTCGCGTGATGAGGTTGTTCGCGATCATCCCGATCGTGAGCGCCGTCCACGCGATCGCGCCCGCGACGCGCCCAAGGAACGTGTCGTTCGATCCGGATACGAGGTCCGCGAGGGTTCCGCTCTGCGAGACGGGGACAGACAGCGACGCGTGACCCGAAGGCACGACGCCGCCGATCGCCGCGTTGATGACGCCCCACGTATCCGCGCCGTCCGTGGTGACGATGTAGAGGCCCGTAGCGAACGCAACCTGAGCGCCCGCCGCGCCGCCGTTGACGTAGCCCGTCGTCGGGTAGCCGTCGGGCTGGAGCGAGACGCCGCCGGGGGCGTAGAGGATGCGGACCGCCCTGTTGCCGGTGGGGGGTGGGAACTGGAAATAGTCGGCCGCGACCTGCCAGAACGACGCGTCGAGATCGAGGATGCCGGCGGAGGCGTAGACGGTGGGATTTGTGAGGGAGCCGGAGGCGATCAGATCGGCGAGAGGAGAGCCCGACTCAGCAAACAACTCGGCGATGTCAGAAAGCAGGACCTTCCGCGCGCTCGACCCGTTGCTGATCATCGCGTACTGCGCGAGCATGGGCGCCGCCGACGCGGTGAACCCGTCCGGGAATGCTTTGTCGGTCATGAGACCACCACGTATTCACCGTCCACGGTGACGTACTCACCATCGACGGTCAGGAATGAGACGAACGAGAAAAGAAGCGTCTCGTGCGCGAGCTTCTGATGGTTGAACGCGCACTCGAGGAGCGTGTCGAAGAGACCGCTTTCGATCTGCACGAGAGCCGTCGAGCGCCACGGTCCGTTCGTGAATCGGTCGCCCATCCGCGAGCCCATCCGAAACGGCGCGTAGGTCGTGAACACGGGCCCCGCGTATCCGAGCGTCGCTGCGAGCGCGGCGTAGTCGGCGACCGAGTTTCCTCCGGTACCGACGAGCCGCGTGACGATGGCTTTCCTTCGCTCGTCATCGGTCGATGGCGTGAAGCACGTATCTGGCAGACCGAGCGACTTCTCCCACTCGTCGATGAGGTTCAGTGCGCGCGACGGAACGAAGTCGTAGAGCAGCGCCGTCACCGATTCATCGACACGCGCAAACTCGGTCGCGACCTTCTCCATGAACGCGTAGACGCGCGAGTCGGTGCCCTTCGCGATCGCGTCTCCTGGCGGGAGAAGCGAGAGCAGGCGATCGCGATACCGATCGATGAGCGCCTGGGCGGGCATTACCAGTTGCTCACGTAGGCGTCAGAGGTGAGCGAGATCGTGACGCCGTAGAGAATGTCTGCGGTGCCCCCGGATCCGTCGTCGCTCGCCTTGAACGTCAGGAGGAGCGCCATCGCCTTCGTGTCGATCGCGTTCAGCGGCGCGCATCCGGTGGGAGGCGACTTGATAATCTGCTGCACGTGTCCGTCGTCGCCGAAGGGGGCACCTTCGTACGACGCTGTCGATTGTAGGATCCACGGGACGACGTCGGTGCCGAGGTTGACGGCGCTCGCGTCGTAGAGGAATCGCTCTAGCTTGTACTGGCAAGCGGTTGCGCCGGCCGCTTCCGAGCCGCCCGACTTCCACGTCACAGTCACATTTGCGACGGTCGCGCCGGCTGGGATGTACGGGGTCAGATCGCAGTAGAGAAGCCCGGAGTTGACGAGCGAGATCCAGCCGAGCCCAGAGAACGTCCACTGCGATTGCTCCGGCACGAACGCCGTGAGCGGCACGTAGACGGTGCGCGTCTTCGTCGTCGTGTAGACGAAGTGCTGCGAGGCGAGGCGCGCTTGCATCGCGGCGAGCAGGGTGCCGAGCTGTTCGTTGCTCGCGTAGCTTGGCGTGCCGCCGAGAAGCTCGATCGCGCGAACGATCTCTTCCTGGACGCCGTTCGCCTGCTCGGAGCAATACTCGCTCGCGGGCGTGACGCCGGGGTCGCCGTCCGTGAAGCCATCGCGGCCAGCGCCGTTCGCGTCGGGGGCGTAGTCGATTCCGCGATTGCGATTCATGGGATGGCCGAGAACGTCACGAGGGACGCGTTGAAGGTCGGGATTTCAAGGACGGTCGCCGCGACAACGTCAGCAGATGGTGCGACGAGCACGTGGTCGGTCTCGCCCGTTGCCGCCGAGATCGCCTCGTTGATGTGCGAGAGCAGGAGCGTCCCGCCTGGCGTGGCCTCGCGACGGTGGAGGCCGGCGAGGGATGCGAGGATTGCGGCCTCGGTCGCGCTCGACGGGTACGGAGCGATCTGAATGTCGTACGTGACGTCCGCCGACGTCGGTGCGTAGGCGGTGAAGTCGCGCAGCACGGCGGGCCGGAGCGGATCGACGTAGTCCTGCACCGCCGTGACGTCGCCGCCGCTCGGGATCGGGTCGACGGCGTCCATCGTGAACACGATCGCGATCGTGCCGTCGCCGTCGTAGTCGACGAGCACGGCAACGGTTGCGATGTCGACGCCGGGGGTCGCCTTCGCCCACGCCTCGTAGTCCGCCTCGGAGCCGCCACGCGGGGGCGCCTCCATGCGGTCGAGCAGTCGCTGTTTCAGGTCATCGATCGTTTCGAGATCGGAGCCGCCCGTGATGTCGTCATCGATCGTGAACGCGGAGTCGATGCCCGAGATCGGAGATACCAGGGTCCACGTCGCGCCCGCATCGCAGTTCGTCGTGGACGCGTAATCCACAGACGTGATCGCTACGGTGACGACGCCGCCCGACACCGTGGCGTCCGCGTCGACCGTGAACCGCGTTCCGTCATCGAGCGCGCCGATCGTGCCCGCCGGGATCGTCGTTCCGTTCGTGCCGGTCCCGCTCGCAAAGCCCGGCGCCTGCGTCGGCTGCTTGCGCGTGAGCCCGAACATCGTCGCCCATGCGGTGACGATTTCCTCCGACGTTGCCGTCGCAGGGGTAGCCTGGCGCGATGCCCATCCGATGTGCCCATGGAGGGAATGGGACACGGCTGAGATGGCTCGCGAGAGGGCGCGCTCGAATGAACGGCGCAGCGAAGCCGCAGGACCAAGGTCGTTGATCACGCGGGCGATGATTTGGGCGAGGGTCGGGACGGGATACGTCACGCGTCACCTCGCAGGACAAGCCACGGGCCGAAGGGCTTCGGGTTCCGCTCGTTCGGCGCCGCGATGTCGACGGCGAGATAGAGTCCGCGCACGCCTGGGATGGCCGATCGAATGTCGGCGGTGACTTCGATCTTCGACGCGAGGCCGTCAGCGAGCATCCACGCGAGCGCCTCTTCGGCGTACTGCTTCAGCTTGACCTTCGTCGACTGAATCAGCTTCGCGCGGCGCAGGAGCCAGATGCGCGATCCCCAGACGTCGCCGTCGCCGAGCGAGTCGGCCCAGTAGCCGCTCGGATCTTGCGCTGGAGTGACGTCGCCATCTCGCGCGGGCGCGTCGCAGAAGAGCGACAGCGACACCATCGTTTCGAGATCGCCATCCGGGACGTCAACGAGCGATGAGCCGGTAACCGTGAGGTCCGACTCGGCCAGAGTCTCGTCGAGGCGCAGCGCGAGCACGCCTCATGGATGCGTGGCCGGGTCATTAGCGGTCCACGTGGACACGCCTCGGGACGCTACGGAAGGCGCACGCAGACCGCGCGGCCGTGCGTGACGACGCCGCCGTCTACGCTGGTTGTGCCGCCGTCCGCCCCGTAGCTAGACGCGTAGCCGTCCGTGGCCTGACACCACCAGCCGAACGATGGACTCGCGGTCGTCGGCGACTTGCACGCGGATTCGGTCTCCGCGATCGTCCCGAGGCGTCCGCAGACCGCCGCGCACGACGCCGCGTTGACCGACGTCGAGCCCCACGTGTCCAGGGCCTTGACGGTCGCCACGCCCCAGAACGCGTTGCAGTCGAACGGGGTGGCGTCTGCCCCCGCATCCGCCCCGCCATCGCCGGCAGGATTCGCGGGGGTCTCGCAGCCGAGAAGGGCAACCAACAGCACGGGCCAGATGTTTCGCATGACCCATCCTATCCCGCCGGCCGTGATTTGGTAGGTGTGGATCGAAGATGGGGTGCGCACCCTGGCGCGGCCAGGCGCGGCGTGCATATTGGCGGGATGACCGCTCGCGAAATCCGCCTCCCACTCGCCGACGACACGACGGAAACCGACTGCGGATCGTGCCGCAAACTCCGCGATCTCGGCGTCGAACGTCGAGCGCACGTCCTCGGGTGCGTGGAGTTCGGGTTCCTCGGATACCCATTCCAGACCGGAGGCGTCTACAAGCGTCACGCGAAGTGCCGCGAGTCGGAGATGGTAGCGCCTATGATCGACGAGGTGGCATACGTCGCCGACCTGGAGTTTCGCGGATCGGGGCAGGTCAGACGTCCTCCGCCGCAGCAAGTGCCCGATGTTGATCCGAGCCTCTCGGTCCTGCCAACGTCGCACGTGCTTGGCGAGTACGCGTACCGAGATCAGATCATCGACGCCGACTCGCGCGGGTCGCTTGAAGAGATCGACCTGACGATTTGCGATGGTGTCGCGCACATCGATCGCTCGGTCGTGCGGAGGTTCGGCCGCGCAGACCGCCCTCGCGTACGGATCAACGGCAGCATCGCCGAGGTGTCCGATGTCGTCTTCCCTCGCCCGCCGCGTGCCGAAGACGTCCAGTACGACGGTCGCCGCGCGTGTCGAACGGTGACGTTCTGGTGACCGCCGACCTCCGTGTCTGGGCCGACGCGTCCGATCCGAACCGAATAAACTTCACCCTCCCAACGTATGTATTGACTGGGCCGGGCGGCAACCATGTCGCCGATGCGATCGCCATCCTGAGCGCGGCTCACGCTCGGGCCGTTGAACGGGAATGCGAGCGAGCGCTCAGCCTAGCGGGCGGCGATGCTTCGCGATGCACGATCCGGGATCGAGGCCATGGAATCCGTCGGGCAACGTGGGTTGCCGTCGATGGAATCGCGGTAGCGAAGGTGTGGCTCGTGGTCGACGGAATGAAATTCACTGTCACGAGCGCCAGCCTGTGAGGCGCTAGACCGCCTTGACCTTCGTGGCGGCCACGGAGTTTGCTGCGGCGAGCGGCGTTCCGGCTACCGATGTCGTCGAAGTGGGACTGCCAGGGGCTGCGGACGTGTGAATATGGGAGTTCGCCCACGTTCGTATCGTCGCGAGTTCGCTCATCACCTTGCTCGCCAACGCAACAAAATCGGTCGCATCCTTGTCCCCAAGGTAGACGCTCCCATCCGACTTCAAGAACACCTTGAACGTGCCTGCGTAGTAGAGCCCACCTTCGCCCTTCTCGATCGCGACAGTCGGCCGCTTGCCCCGCCCGGACGTGCCGAATGCGGCGAGATTCGTGGACGAGCCGAGTTCGATCGTGAGGACATCCGCGTCGTCCTCCGCGCGGAACGAGACTCCCGCTTGCTCGTAGAATTCCACGTCGTCGCGCGTCTCTTCGTCGAGCAGATCGAGCTGCAACTCCTGGCAACCCTTCGTCACGTCGCTGCGTTTCACGGTGCCGCGAACGTTCATGGGTTCCTCCTGTTCGGGTGGCGCGCCGTGGAGGCGGATGGCTGAGGGGCGGCGCGAACGACGTCGGCGCGATTGTAGAAAGCACCGAGTTGGAGCGGCGAGGCCGGCAGAATCGGCGACACGCCCTGAATCGAAGGTGCGTCGGTCCAGACTTCGACGGGGCGCGCCCGACGACGCGGCAGAAGCGGCGCATCACCCGTGTCGAACGCCCTCGGATCGCAAAGCTCGAGCGACGTCTGGTAGCCTCCCGAACCCGTGTCGCCTTGGAACGAGAACGAGGCCGACACGACGATCATGTCCTGATCGACGTCGAGCCAATCGTCGGTGACGCGCACGCGAAGGTTCGGCTCCCAGAGGTAGCCCTCGTCCGTTTTCCAGCCGAGGACTTTCACGGTCACGCGCTCCGCACGTCCGGCGCGCTGGTTGCGCTCCATGATCGCGCGAGCGCCAAGGTCGGCTGGACCATCGGCGCCGCCCGCCACGACGAGCATCGGGCGATGCCGCGTCACGGCGCGATCCTGGACGGCGCCGCGCATCTGGTTTGCCACTACGCCGTTCACTTCGTCGCGAGCTCGCGTCTGTCCCTTGAACACGTACTCCGAGAATCGGTCCGCGAGGCTGCCCTTGCGCGAGCCTTCGAGGATGTTGACCCCGCGCCGGAGCACCGTCGTCGTCCGGTTCGTGCCGACCTTCGCGAGCACAAGCTGCGTGCCCGCCGTGTAGACGAGCATCGTTCGCAGTCGCGCGAGTCGGCAGAGCGCCGCGCCCACGGTCTCGCCACGTTGGAGCGTGAACTTCGGGATCTTCGGTCCCTGGTCGCCACTCACGACGACGCTCACGGCGGCAAATGGACGAACGAGATCCGTTGCGATGGCGCCGATCCTCTGCCCGGTCCACTGGCCTGGCGTGTTGAGCGCCGCGCAGTCGACGAGATCGCACGCGGTCGATCGCCCCGACGCCGAAAGCTCATAGTGCACGGGCGTGTACGCGGTCGTCGCCTCGTCCACCCACCCATCGATCATCGCGTTTCCGTCAACCGTGAGCTTACACCGGTCGCCCTCGTGAATCGGCGAATGCGATCCGCGCTCGACCCACACGTCCGAGTATCGGAGGTCGAACGAGTTGCACATCTGTTCGAGCCCGAGCTTGAATTCGCCCGACCGAAACCCGCCGTAGCCGACGCCCTGGATCTCTAGCCGGACGTCATACACTCGCGACCTCCAGTGTCAGCGAGGGCGGGATACATGCGGGGTTTTCGATGTCGTTGCGCGCGATGATTTCCGCGTCTCGCGTGACGTCGCGGTAGAGGTCGAACGCAATCAACATCGCGCACGTCTCGGCTCTGGGCGTGTACGACCGGAGTACCGGCAGCGCGAGCGCGACGGATTCGAGGTACAGCGAAACGCTCACGCGCATGTCGCGGATCGCCTCGTAGTCGTCTGCGTCAAGGTCGCCCTCGATCACCTCCACGATGTCGCGCACAAAGTCGCGCATCGCGATCGCTTCCTGGTACGACGAGAACGGGAAGTCGGGCACGGCACGAAGGAACGCGCCGACCGCCTGAATCCGGTACATCGCCGAGATCGCCCGAAGGTTCGTCGTCTCTTGCAGACGAAGGTCCGTCGCGTCGTCGATGTCCGTTTTGAAGTCGACGTCGAGCAGTTCGGTCACGGCCCGGCGCACCGTCGAGATGATCTGCTTTCGCAGTCCGATCGTCGTTGCGTCGAAATCGCGCGAGAGGATCGATGCGCCGTCCGACACGAGATCCGCGCAGTCCATGAACATCGACTCGAATGCCACGCCGAGCGAGGTCGCGAGCGTCTCGGGGGTCGCGAGCAACGTCTCGGCTTGCGACGTGAGCGTCGATACCGTCGACTGAATCGACGCGACGTTCGACACGATGCCGGCAACGACGCGCGTCGCCTTGCCCATCGCGGTTGACATCGACGTGGCAAGCGTCAGCTGCGAAGCGAGCGCGCTCGACGGCATCCCGGTCGTGTCGCAAGTCTCCGTGAAGCGCGAGACGTTTCCGTCGATCGCCGCGTCGCAGATCGCCCGAAGCGCTTGGTCCGTCGTCGGTCGCGCGAATGTCGGGTTCTGCGGTGTCGCGACGGTGCATGAGAACGAGATGGTGGCCATCCCGCCTTGCTGCTTGCTCTCGTGCGTCTTCGCGCCGCCTGCGACGTTGACGAGGAATTCGCCGCGCGTCGGGAGCACGAGCGTCGCCGGCCCCGCTGTGTTGAGCGCTCGCTCCAGCGCATCGCGAGCGCGCGTGTAGTCGGGGCCGATGACGAACGCGGATAGAGAAAACTCCACCGAGTCGCGCCCGAGATCCTGCGCAGTCGTGTCCTCGCGTCCGGGGTACTTCACGATCTCGACGCGTCGACCGTAGGCGACCTCTTCCGATTCCAAGTAGAACGGGACGCCACGGATCGATGCGGGCAGAAGGTCGTCTCGCCAGGTCATTGTTGTTGCCCTCGCGTGGTCGTGTCGCCGGTCGACGGGGGCGTCGGAGCGGGCGGCGGAATCTGGCGCACCGCCGTCGCAACCTCGCGCACCGCCGTCACGATTTGATTCGCGCCCTCACGCTGAGCGCGGAGTTGGTCCGCCGTCGCCGACCCGTTTGCGACGCCGCGACCCGCAACCTGGACGCGCTGCTGTCCGTCGAAGAACCCGTCGAGCGATCGACCGTCGAGTCCGCGGTTCGCCTTGGATGCCTTCGCGAATCCAGCGCCGCGCCCGGACCTCGCGGAAGGCAGGGCGCCGCGAAGAGTCGTCGTCTCGCCCGCGAGCGACCAATTGCCGGAGAAGAAGTCGGCGATGTCCTGCGATGCCGAGCCGCCGCCAGCGCCGGCCGCGATGCCGTTGCCGCGACTCATGTGCTTGATCGCCAGGTCGAGAAGGCCGACCGTCCCGGCGAATGCCGCGAGGCCCGCTCCGGCCGCTGCCGCCGCGCCGCCGAGCGTGATCGCTCCGGTCGTGGCCGCCGCTACGCCAGCGCCTCCAGCGCCCCCGCCAAGGCCCGCCATGCCTCCAGCCGCCGCGCCCGTCGCCGGGTTGAATACGGTCCCCGCGAGAGGCGCCATGCGGCCCGAGAGCGTGGAGAAGAACGAGCCGGGGAGCATCGCTTTCAGCGCGGCCGCGCCCACCAGAGCTTGCAGCAGCGGAGCGAGGCGTTCGAGCGCCATCGTGAGACGCGGAAACTCGTCCTCGAGATGCGTCAGACCCTCCGCAACGTCGATGTTTGCTTGCAGGAGTTGCTCGGAGTTCGCGAGCACGCGCGCTTCCCGTTCATTCACGAGAGCGATCGCGCGCCCCGACGCGTCCGCATTCAGCGCCGCCGACGTGGTAGCGATGCCAGCGTTTCCGGTGGCCGCATCGACCCCAATCCGCCCGAGCGCCCCGTTGCCGCGCATGTCCTGTTGGACGAGCGCCGCGAATCCGGCTGACGCTTCCTGGTCGTGGAAGATCGATCGGTACGCGGTCGACGTGAGCAGACCAGGGTTACTCCGCGCCATCAGGGCCATGTCGTGCGCGATGGCTGCGGGGCTTCGGAGATCACCGTTCGCGTTCCGCGCGCTGATGCCGAGTCCTCCGTCTGCGGTCGACGCGCCGAGGCGCTCTTGAACGTGGACGTCCGAGAGGTTTTGGAGCACCGCGCCGATGAGGGTGCGCGTGCGCGATGGGTTGTTCGTGGTCGCCTGAATCGTCTGACCAAGCGCGGTGAATTCGCGAAGCCCCCCGAGTCCCGCACCTTCTGAGCCGCGAGCCGCGAGGAACGGCGCGATGACCTCGGGGAAGAGTTGGCCGAAGTCGCGCATCGTGAGCGCGCCTTCCTGTGCGCCCTGAAACAAGAGCCCGCGCGCCTCGACCTGCTGTTCCGCCGTGAGGCCGAATTGCGTCGCGAGCGCGGCCATGGCCATCGATACGTTCTCGGTGGAGTCGGTTGATGCGCGCGCGAGTTGCGCGTTACCCTCCAACGTCGCGAAGAAGTCGTCGAGCCCTTGCTGCCCGCCTTGAAGCGCCGTGCCGAGCGACGAGAATTGCTCGTTCATCTTCGTGACGGTCTGGAGTGCTTCAAGCGGACTGACGTTCGCCGAACGAGCGGTCGCGATCGTGCGGTTGAAAATCTGGTCCGCCTGCGCGCCCGAGCCGCCCGCCGCCCGCACCTGGGCGATGAGCGCTTGCCTGGCCTGGATCGAGTCGCTGACGATCGCGTCCTGGTCGCGAATGCCGATGACGCTTTGCGATGCGCGCGCCGCCGAGACCGCCGTGCCCGCGAGGACACCAACGCCAGCCACACCCGCCGCGAACCGACGCTCCCCGATCGTGCGAGCCTGGCGCCGCTGCCGTTCCTGGTTGCGTAGCTGTTGCTGCTCTTGCTGGTACGCGCGCTGAATCTCACGGACCTCGGAGCGACGGCGGGCCATCGCCTTCTTCGCGCGGTCGGCGTCGGCCTTGTCCTGTTCGCGCGCAGACTTCTGCGCGTCGCGGGCCTTCTGTTGTTCTGCCTTCGCGGCGTCGCGCGCATCCTTGTCGCGCGTGCGCTTCATGTCGGCGTAGGCGCGCTGCGTCTCTTTCACGATCGAGCGGCGCATCCGCTTCGCTTCACGCTCCTGCGCCTTGCTCGACTTGTCCGACTCGCGCGTGACCCGCTGGCCATCCTTGACGACCTGGTCCGTCGTCGCCTTCATGCCGGCGCGAACCTGCCGATCGCCGACGAGTTGCAGCTTGATAAGGACGTTCGCGGATCCGGCGGTGGCCGCCATCATCCACCCCGAACGAGGGCCATGACGAGGACACGAAGGCCCGTCTCGTCGAGCGCCGCGAGGGCCGCTTCGTTGCCCGGCTCTCGGAGCTTCTCCGCGAGTTCGGCGACGGCCTCAGGATCGAGCGTCACCCGGATCGTGCGCGTCGCCTGGTAGGCGAGGTACACGTCGTAGAGTTCATCGACCATCACGGAGTCCATCGCGCGGATGACGGACAGCGAGAACGCGAGCTTCGCGGCGTCGGGGAAGTCGTCATCGAAGTCGGGGTCTACGAACGCGCGGTGAACGGTCTGGATCATCCGCTCGCGGTCGTGGATCTCGGGGTCGAGTTCCGCGACGTCGAGGATGCGGACGCCCTCAGCTTTGCACTTCGCCTCGACGTGCTTGAACGCCGCGATCCGCGACTCGCTCACCTGGTCGTCGGAGAGCAAGCGCACACAGATCGCGCCCTTCTCATAGCCAACGATGTCCGTCCGCTGGGGTCGCAGTCGCTCCGTGATGAGGGCCGCGCATTCGCTCGCAATCGTCATGTTCGATCCCTCATCAGGCCGTGAAACCAGAGCACCTGCGCCGTTGTCGCTTCGAGCGCGCAACGGATCCCGAAGTACGCAACGAGGCCTTCGGCGTAGTGCGCCCGAAAGCGCTCGACCCACCGATCGCGCTCGCCCGTCATCGTGTCGATCTCGTCCTGCATGGCCCGGTCGATCGAGTGCGTGCGGTCGTGAAGCCGCACGTACGCGGCCATGAGTTCGCCGGTCACTTCGGCGGGCAGCTTGCCGACCATCGAAGGCGCACCGAACGCAGGGGAGCCGCTCGGCATGGAACACGCCGCGTGAAGCACGCGATGACGCGAGACGGATTCCGCTTTCGCGCTCGGCTCGTTTGAGATCGCGGACAGAGCGACTTGCAGCGACGCGAGCTCAAGCGGCGAGAGCACACGAACGCGAACGACGAGACCGCCCAAAGAGGCGACCTCGATGTCTTCGCTGTGGCTCGCGCCTAGGAGCGCGCGATCGATGTTTGACGCGCTGCTCACGGCTCGCCTCTACTGCTTTTGTGCCGCGTCCCCGAAGAACGAGAACGCGCACTTTCCGTCGTCGGAAACGTCGGGAGGATTCTGCGAGATGCCGTTCGACATCACGTACTTGATCCCGTTGTCTCCGAGGAAGTTGATCGTGACGTCCTTGCTGTTGTGCATGACCTGGGGGTCGAACGTCGGGACCATGAGCGCCGAGAATTCCACGGTCGCTTCCATCATCTCTTCCGAGTGGTGGACGCTCCCATCGCTCGCGACTACGGGCGTGCGCTTGGCGCCGCCGAGGCTGATCTTCGCGCCCTTTTCGGTCAGCACGGCATTGCCGTCGACCGTGACTTTGATTCGTCCGAGAACTTGCATGGGTCGCTACCTCAGACGATGAAGCCCATCTTGCCCGCCAGGATGTGGCAGCCGTTGACGAGGTTCGGGGGGAAGAAATAGTTGACCCGGTTCGGGTCGTTCGGATTGGCCGTGGCGCGCTCGACGATGAGTCCAGCGACGAACGCATCGAGGTCTTCGATGAGTCCTCGCTTCTCCATCGCCTTGCCCCACGAGATGAGTTCGCCTCGGATGATTTCCGGGGTCGCGATCGGCTGCGACGGGTCGGCGCGCGTGTCGTCGTCCGCGAGCTTGCTGCGCGGGAACTTCGCCGCGAGCCAGGCGTTCGCCGACCATCGCAGGTAGGCGAGCGTCTTCGGCGTCATCAGTTCGAGGTACGTGTCGTCCGCGAGGGCCGCCGCGTTCGTCTGGTAGGTCGTGACCGCGCGCTCGATGACCACGATGTCGTTCGCGACCTTCGTGGTCGACATGCCGACGTGGAGCAGGGCGTCCCGCTGCGTGCGCGTGAAGCGCTGCGACTTCTTCGGGGGCACGACGAGGCGAAGCGCGAGGCCGTTGAGGGGCCGCGCCGGGTCGAGCTCGGTGGAGTCGACCGCCGCGTAGTTCGCTGCCGCGATCCACGGGGCCGTGGGCGAGAGTTCGATTTCGGCGACCGAGGAGACCTGCGAGTTTCGCGCGGCCCCGTAGGCCGCCGTGTTGACGTAGGTGCCGCGATAGCCTGCGTAGACGATGGCGTCGATTGCCGCGCCCGCGTCGCATCGCGCGAGGGCCTCGGTTTCGAGCGCGTCCATGGTCGCATCGTCGTTGAACTGCGAGACGATCCGGTCGTACCACTCCGCGCCGATGGCAGCGATCGTGGTCGCGATGACGGGGACGCCCGCGCCGCTCGCCATAGTCGTGACGGTGCAGCCGATTCCGGTCGGGTACGCCTCGGTGCCGAGCCGGTTGGTCTCGACGAGGATGTCGTTTCCGGCGACGCCCTTCCACTTCGCGACGAGAGTGGTCGTTCCCGCCGTGCCGTTCGTCGCCGAGATGGGCAAGCGCGTCTGCGCGTTGATCGCGTTGTAGACGGCCGTCGCGACCGCTGCCGCCGTGGTGCCCGAGAGCACACGCACGGGGGTCACGAGGACGCCGGCCACGTAGACGTAGATGTACCCGTCCGCCGTCGCGGGGCCGGTCCACACGAGCGTTCCGCCCGCTGCCGTTCCGCCGCTCGGCTCGGTCGCGCAGAGCAGCGACACGTCCGACTCGGGGTTCTCGGAGATGACGGCGCGAAGCATCTCGGCCGCAGGCGAACCGACGCCGCCGAGAGCGTCCGCTTGCGCAGATCCCCCGGTGACTTCGGCCACGGTCTCGACGGTCGCGGTGCCCGCCGACAGCTTCGTCGCGATGACGAGGATGTGCGATGGCTTCTCGTCCGTGATCGGCCGCGCCTTGCTCGCGTCGTACTCGATGAACGAACCGGGCGTGCGGATCGTGCTGGGAATCTGATTGAAGATCACGACTTCACCTCACGAGAGGGCTTCGGGGTCGGGGCCACGGCGGCGCCTTCGTGGGCGAACGTCGCGGCGGTCCCGTCGATCTCGATGTGATCCCAGTACGGCGACATGCGGACGCGCTTGCCCTCGGCGGGCAGCGGAGCGAATCGGTCGTCGGGGTCCATCAGGTAGGCGCCAGGGTTCGGCGTCACATGCGCGAATCGTTCGTTTTTCATGACGCTCCAGCGACGACCGTTTCGACGTCGTAGGTGATGTCTGTGGCGAGAGTCATCTCACCGTTGAGTCGGAGGAGATCGTCGAGCGCGTCGTTGTCGAACGCGGTGACGCTGCATTTCTGTGTCCACGTGAGGAGCCACATCGTCAGGTTCCGCGAGTCGAGCGCGGGTGATGCGACGTTGCGCGCGCGGATCTTCTCCGGCGTGCCGCTCGACTCGCCAGCCCACGCGCCGCCCTCGGAATTCGAGTCGCGCACCATCACGGTCAGCGTCTCGGCGAGGGCTTGCGCGGCATTCATGCGCGAGGCTTCGGTGGGTTTGCCGCTCGTCCTCTGAGTGAGGATCGACATGACCCACTGCGCGTTACACACGAGGTCGTCGCCGTAGTCCTCGGTCTCGTCGAATCCGACGTTGGACACGAGCACGGCCGGAGCGGCGGCGCCGAATCGCTTGAGGTCCGTCTCGTTGAATTGCCCGTCGTACGCCTCGACCATGCGTAGGCCGGAGACGCCTCGCACGGCCGTCACGATCGCGTCGGTCATTGCGACGAGACTCATGCGGCACCGTTGAACGTGTCGCGGATGTGCCGCGCCACGGCCAGGCCGACGTCGTTCGCAGCCTCAGCCGAAAGGCCAAGGTACTCGCGAGCCGGGTGGTTCACGCGACGACCGAGCGAGTCGGTGCCGTGGAACCCGAATTGCTGCCGAGCCGCGTAGGCGAGATCGGCGTGGATCGTGACTTCATCCTCGCCAGAGACGAACGAGCCGATCGCGGCCATGAGGTCGCCCGACTTGTGTTCGAGCGTCGAGCCCCGGCCCGATCGCGCATACCCGGCCGACCAGGGAGCCCACGCGTTACCGCTCGGGTCTACCTTCGTCGACTGGATGCGGTTGATTGAATCGCGAACGCCAATCTCGCCGATGTCCTCGAGAATCGGGGAGTAGTCGATGTTCGTCAGCGCGCGGATCTTCGCGGCGAGCTTTCGCCGGAGAGCCGAGTCGTCATATGCGACCGCGACGCTCACCAGACACCCCGGAGCGAGTTGCGCGACATGACGCGACAAGCGGTGTGATAGGTGGGCACTCCGAGCACCGCAGATGGGTCGTCCACGGCAGGCGGGATACCGAGCGAGGCGACGCCCTTCGACACGTCGCGGAGCCACTGCATGGCGTCCTCGAAGCGTTTGCGCTGGTCGTCAGTTTCAGTGTTGTTCGCGAGCGAGTAGACCGCGATCGCCATCACATGGCGACGAAGCACGGCCGGAACGTTGGCCTCTTCGATCGGGAGCCACCTCGCGAGGTAGGAATCTGCGATCGACGAAGCGTCCGCGACCGCCGCCTCGACTACGCCGATGTCCGTTTCGCCATCGCCGTTACGATCGGAGAGTCGGACGAGTTCGTCCGCTCCGACGTAATCGGACATCTGGTCAACGGTGGCGTAGGAGACGGCGGCCATGGATCAGCGTTTCGCCTTGGGCGAGGGGGAGATCTCTTCCTGCGGCTCGACGGCGACAGCCGGAGCGCCCGACACGATGAGCAGGTCGTCAGCGCGAATCGCCGCCGCTTGCTCGTCGCTCGCGTCGACGATCGAGTCCTCGCGCGAGAAGCGTTGGCCCGCTCGGTATCGGCAGTCGGCCGACTTCGATCGGACTACGAGGATCGGCATCAGCTACCGACCATCTTCATCGCGAGGAACCAGGGGCCGTAGCCGATGTTGTACCGACCGGATGCGGCCCAGAGGTACTCGTCGCGCATCAGGACGTTGTCGTCCGACTCGGCGAACTTCTGGACGAACGCGGTCTTGCGACGATCCTGGAAGACGAACGGCTTGATCATCTTGCGGGTGTCGAGCAGGTACCAGGTCTTGTCCTTGGTGGTCGTTCCGCCGAGTTCGGGGATGACGACGACCTTGGCGAGCTGATAGGCGACGTTCGCGCCGCCCGTCGAAACGGTGGCCGCAGCGACCGTCTCGAGCGCGACCTTCTCGAGCGCCGGGGGAACGACGAGCGTCACGCCCTGGCAGCCGAGCGGCCGACCGTTGTCTCCGAGGAAGCCCGCCATCGCGGCGCGCATCGCGAAGAAGTTCGTCGCGTCGAGCGTCGTGCTCGTGCGGTAGTTCGACTGCGTGGCCGACGCGGGGTCGTCCATGTTGACCGGGTGGTCGGTGTCGAAGAAGTTCTGGAGATCGAAGCACGGCGACGTGCTCAGATGCCCGTTGTTGAGCAGGTCGACGAGAAGGTCGTCCGGGTGCTTGCGCGCCTCTTCGCCGATCGCGGCGGCCACGGGCGTGTACACGCCGAGGTTGTCGTCGTCGAAGTCGTCGCGCGAGACCGCGAGGGTCAGCTCGAACTTCTTGTTCTCGATCTGGAAGCCGCGACCCGCGAGGCGGTTCACAACTCGCTCGCCGAGCCACTCGCGCATCTTCGGCAGCTTCGCCATCCACCCGTAGGTGTTCGACTTGCTGTTCGATGGCGCGCGCGTGGTGAGCGTCTCGTAGAAGGGGACCGTCGCGTCGTACGCGGACTGGTAGATGCCGCTGAACTGCGTGTTCAGCGAGCGGAGCGAGGTAGGGGTCAGTGCGTCGAATGCCATGGTGGTTTCCTCAGCTCCCGATCACGGGCTGACGCAGGCGTTGACGCCCCACTTGCCGCCCACGAAGACCGCAACGGCGGTGTGTCGCTTGGACGCAGTGAGGGCGGTGGTGAGCGAGACGGGGCCGGTCGCGTCGCGGTACGTGACCGTGTGGCCGTTCTTGGTTCCGTCGGCGAAGAAGTAGATCTTCGCGCCTTCCTGCGCGGCGGCAGGGAGCGTCACGGTGGACGCGGCTGCGGTCGTCGGAACGTCGTAGACGGCTCCGTTGATGACGCTCGCGAGCGGAAGAATGATGTCGTTCGACACCTGGGCCGGGAGCGTGCCGACGCTGGCCGTCTTCACGTCCGTACCGAGGATCTCGACGAGGACGCCGAGCGTGGAGTCGATCGCGAGGACCTTGCCTGCGATCGGGCGGATGCCGGCCGTGCCGGGGAGGCACGCGACGGTGGCGTCGTCGACGGCGAAGCAATTCTCGCCGATGTGGTCGTCGAGGATCGCGTCGGTGCTCGCGGAGTTCGCGAACCAAAACGCGCCACGCTCGATGTCGGCAAACGTCGAAGCGACGCCGCTCTCGTTCGCGACGGTCTCGCAGGCAACGCCGATGACGCGAGCGCCAGCGGTGGCCGCAGCAGCGACGGTGAGGCCCGTCGAGAGGCGCATCACCATGCCGCCTGCGTAGACGGTATCGGTGCCGAGCTCGACGCGGAGCTTCTGGGCGACGGGACCCACGCAAGCGCGCTTGGTGTCACGTCCGGGGGTGGAAGAGATTGCGGTCATGGATCATCGCGGCTCAGGCCGCGCCTCCGAGGGAGATCTTCTTGTTCGCGAGCGCCTGGGCTTCGGTGAGGCCGAGCATCCGAGCGATCGACTTGTCTTCGGCGCTGAGCGTCGCGGCCGAACCTTCGCCAACGGGGACGAGGGGCGCGGGCGACTGCGTGGTGTTCACGACGGGCTTGAGCAGCGAGAGCGCGAACTTCAGCACGTCGATGCCGTGCGCCTGGTACTGCGAGAGCACCGTGGCCTTGTCGGCGGGCGGCAGCTTGCCGTCCTTGACCGCCGCGTCGATGAGGCCGTTCGCTTCCGCGTCGACCTGCGTCTTCTTGAACGCGGAGAGGGCCTCTTCGGCCTTCGCGCCGTTCTCGGCGCCGATCTTCCACGCGATGACTTGGGCTTCGGCCTCGCCGAGCGTGGACTTGCCCGTCAGCGCGAAGAGTCGCTGTCGCTCCCCCTCGTGCTTCTGGAGTGCGGAGAGCGCTTCGGCTTCGGACGCATCAGCGCCGAGGCCAAGCGCCACGAGAAGAGTCTTCATGGGCGGGGTCTCCAATGCATCCGCCGTCGCGGGCTCGTCGGTCATCGACGCCGCGATCGGGGTGAGGTTTTTGGTGGCGGGCAGGTTCGTCAGCGCCGCGTTGATCACGCGTGTGATCCGGCGATTCGGCGCTTCACCACTCGTCAGGAAGTACGGACTCGTGTAGCGCCACTCGCGATCGGCGAGAGCCTTCGCGGCTTGCGGCGTGTACCGAACGTCAACGGCCCACAGTTCGCCGTTGCGAACGTCGAGCTTGAACCAACCGGCCGCAACTCGATCGCGAGGCCCCGAGAACGGGTCGGCCATCGCGTGGTCGTAGTCGAGCGGGAGGTCGTTCCCCTGGTCCGCGAACGCAGCCACCGTGTCGGCTGCGGCCTGCGCGTCGAAGAGAAAGACGCCCTTGCTCGTGGCGTTCTGCCCAGCGCGGAACAGACGAAACTCGGTGAGCGGCGCGCCCGAATCGTCCGCAAGCGCGATCGGCACCGAGAGCGTTACTCGGTCGTCGGAGGCGTTTCGGCTGGCGTGTTGATTCACTGCCCTACTCGTCCCCGGCCAGGTCATTAGCGGTCGAAAAGAAATTCACTTCGGCGCCTCGACGGGCGGCGAATCGGCCGGTGCAGAAGCGGCTTTCGCGCGCAGGAGTTTCGGCGGCAGCTCGTCGCCCTTCGGCGTGGGCGGGTCCGGCAAGCCGAGCCGGTCGCGCACAACGCTCTGTTCGACCTCGCCGCCGAGCTCGACGAACGCTTTGACGTTCGTCATGTACGCCGTCTGCTCCGCTGGTGTGCGGATGACGTATTCGAGGCTCGGGACTTCGACGTCGGGGCCGTAGTTGAGGCGCACGAACGGCGTGATGATGTCGCGCTCGATCGTGGCGCAGACGGCGCGCGCATCGGCCCGCGTGAGCGTCAGTTCCTTGCGCTCGTGGACCTCGGCCTGCGACATCGACGCGCCGTTCTCGGTGGTCATCGTCTGGCCGAGCACGAGCTTCGAGCACTCGGAATTGAGCCAGTTCACGAACGGGAGGAACGAGTCGTTCGCGCCCGCGCCGCCCTTGCGCTCGACGAGTGTGATCGCCATCGACTTGGGGATCGTGCAACCGGCGTCGGTGCCCATGTTCGTGATGGCTGTCGCGAGCACCGCTTGCTGTTCCGGCGTCGCGTTGTCGTCGTACGTGCCGACGCGAATCGGCATTCCGTACTGCTCGAGGAACGCCATGAGGTCGCGAATCGAGAACGACTGGAGCATCCACAGCGTCACGGCGCTGCGTGCGAGTCCGCCGCGTCGCGATGGTCCGCTCCGAAGCTGCGGCGCGTGAACGGCCCACTTGTACGGGGCGAGCGGCTCGCCGTTCGGGTGCGCGTCGGTACGCAAGAGCGGAACCGAGAGCGTCTCCGGGTCCCACGCGAAGTGCCGCTGTTCACGCCACGAATACGTTGCGGGCGTCCACGTATTCGCGTCGGTCTTCCAACCGATCTCGACGAACGAGATCCCCTTGCCGAGGCCGTCGAGAAGATCGAAGACGAGCGTCTCGAATTGCGGCTGACCGATGAGCGCCCGAACCGCGTCGGCGACCTTCTGGTCTCGTCGCTTGTCGGTCGATGCGCAGACCGCGATTTCGCTCCCGCTGACGGCCTGCTTGCGGCCACGAAGAACAGCGTCGTAGTGCGGGTATCGCTCCTCGATCTCCTGGGCGAGCGTGAAATACGCGTCGGTGTCGCCGTTGTCGGCGTTGCTGAGGAGCGTACCGAGCCGGCGAGGGTTGATGCTCGACGCCTGGCTATCGCGGTACGGGGAGCGAATCCCCGTGATCGTCGATCCGCCGCGCTCGACCTTCAGGTCAGCGGTGCGAACCGGTTCGCCGCGATGGTCGTAGAGCACCAATCACGGCATGGCGGGCCAGGTCATTAGCGGTCACGTCACAACGCGCCGCCGCCGCCTCTCCAGCCGTAGCCGGAGCGGACCGGGCGCGTGGCGTGGCTTGCGTCGGTACGCTTGGCGGCGTCGTAGGCGTAGGCGGCGGCCGGATGCATCGCGAAGTAGTTCAGCGCCTGGCTCGTGCAGTCCACCTGGTCATCGTTCGCGCCACGCGGGAAGCGAAGGTGCTCCTGTTGGTAGTCGCTCACCCACGGATGCTCAGGGCCGGGCTCGGGGATGTAGACGTTCCCGGCCGCGTAGAGTGGCGAGGTAGCGTGTGCGCGCGCCTGCTTGCCGCCGTGCGGTTCGATCGGGATCATCCCACTCACGGTCCTCGCCAGCGCGTTCATGACCGCCGTGCCGTTCGCCTTGTCCTCCACGAGCTTCGCGGTCGCCGTTGGCCACTTCGCGGCGAACGCCTTGAACGCATCGCACGTCTCGGTGAACGTCCACTGCCCGCGCACCTGGTCGAGCAAATAGAAGCGAGAACCGATGCGCGCCCACGCCTCGATCACCACATAGTCGCTCGTCGCCTCGCCCTTGAATGTGCAGTCGAGCGAGAGAACGACTTGGGCGCCGCGAAGGTCCGGACGAATCGTCCAATATCGCCAACCATCCATCTTGAACAGCGCACCCGAGTCCGGGACGGGGTTCTGCTGTAGTTGTGCGGATGCGTGGATCGGGCCGAGCTTCACCTCGAGTTTTGCGACGTCTGATTCGGGGAACCGCTCTGGCCACAGCATCGTCTCGCCCGACTCAGCACGGGGGTCGACGCCACGCGGAATCGACACGAGGTTCGGGTCGTATCGCATCGGGATGCGCAGTCGCCGGTATCCCTCGCTCGCGAGACGTCCCGGAACATCAACGTCGTGGAGCCGCTGGGCGATCACGAGGTTGCGCGTTGTCGTCGGGTTCGCGCGTCGGGTCGACATGCCGACGTTCCAAAACGTGTGCGACTTGTCAAATGCGGCGCCAGCTTCGTCGCTGCCCGTGTAGGCATCTTGCACGCGGTTCGGATCGTCGAACACAAGTGTGTCCGCGTGTCGACCCGTGGCGACGCCGCCGACCGACGTCGAAAAGCGGAAACCCTTCTGCGCCGTCTCGAACATCCGCACCTGCTGAAGCTGGCCCTCGCCGATCGAGCACTTGTCGCCCCATCGATCTCGAAACCACTCCGAAGCCACGAGGTCGCGGTGCCGCTTGGCGTCGCGGTCGCTGAGATCCTGCGCGTAGGTCGCGAAAATGAATTTGTGGCCCGGGTCGTTGATCCAGACCCATGCCGGGAAGAACACCGCCGCCGTGAGCGACTTCATGCACCCGGGCGGAACCTCGATGAGCAGGTCGAGGATTTCGAGTCGGTGAAGCGCCTCGAGGTGCTCGCAGATGAGGCCGACATGCCAGTTCGACATGTAGCGAGCGGGTTCGACCTGCGCCCACGCGAGCTCGACGAACTTCAAGAGGCCGCCCGCTTTCACGTCCTCTTGGTCGAGGGCGATCAACGCATCGTGTGCGCTGACGTCGAGGCTAGGCACCGGTCTTCGTGGCCTTGGTCAGGAGGGCGCGCATCGCGTCGCGCTCCTCCTGCGAGAGGCCGGAGACGTCGAGGCCGGAATGCTTCACGGTCGCGTCGACCTTCGTCTTCGATGCGGGCGACCACTTGCCTTGGAAGCGACGCTCTAGCATCCATTGGGCCGATCGCGGGTCGCTCGACGCGGATGTGTGGATGGTCCTCACCATCGCGATCTCGGCCTCGGCGACGGCTTCGTCGAGCGCGTTTGAGAAGTCCGTGTAGCGGCTCGTCTCGGGGTTCTCGCGGGCGTCTGCGCGCCAAGCCTTGATCGTCGAGTACGAGATGCCCACCGACATGGCAGCCGTCGAGATGGGCACGCAAATGCGAACGAGCGCCAGCATGGTGGCGACGTTTTCCGGCGTGAGTTTCGTGACGTTAGGCATGGCGATGGCCCAAACTGACCGGGGGCGTAATCAGGTCGCGCGCGAGTTGGTCACCTTCCACGAGCCTGCCCCTCCGCCTCGTGGTCGGTCACATGCCACCCGTTGCAGTCCTCGCATCGGTACACCCGCAGCCGGTTCGCCACCCCAGCCGTTGCGCGCTTGGCCAGGCGAGCGGACGTCCACCGCACCTTGCCCGTCGTCTCGCATCGTCGCCGGTCCATCTCACCCTCCTACGATCCCAGGTGGCGTCGCGTACCAGCGGGAGTGTCTCGCTTCGGCCTCCGGCCTCGCATCGACTACCGGAGAGAGATTCGAGTGTAACGATCTCGTCGTGCCCCAGGTCATTAGCGGTCAACGTTGGGCCTTTGGCGTTTCCGTAATTCCTCTTGGATCTTCGCGTTGTCGGACTGGAGCCGGCGAAGGTTCTCAGCTTCGGTGACCGTCCGCTCGAGGAGTTCGTCGATCCTCCGCGAGCTCGCGTCGATGTCGTCTCGGATGCGCTTCATGGTCCCCTCGTCGTATGCGCGTCTGCATCGCGCGCTCCTGCATCCCGTCGAGAGTCCGTGAACCACGTCATGCTCCCAGGCCATCCGCTCGTGGCCGCATACGCACCGAACGACGATCCGCCGTTGCCACTGCATCCCGTGAGCCCCACGGCTGCGTTGTGCTGGCGTTGCAAGCCGGACGATCGTCCAGCGCCACACACGCTGGCCCTTCGCCACCTTCGACGGCCTGACCTGCGGGTCTCCGGTCTCGATGTTGCCAAGGCTCATCGATTCCCCCTCATCATCGCCCTACGAATCTTCCCCTTCGCACTCCCCTCAGCCTGCCTCACCATCTGCCGCGTGAGCCCGAGCGAGTCGGCCGTCTCGTTCTGCGTCGCGCCCTCGCCGAAGAACCGCAGATCGATGACCGCCCGCTCTCGAGCCGTGAGTGATGCGCCGGCAATCGCGAGGGCCACGGTCGCAACGCGGCTCGCCGCTTCCTGGGCGTCTCGCAAGCGGCTCTCTGGCGTCTCGTGGTCCATGCGCTCGGGCATCTCGCCTCGGAGCGCCATGGCCCCCGGGGACGCCGGCAATCGCACGGGACCCGAGTGCTCGCGCTGGTAGTTCGCCATGGCCCACCGGATGCGCTTGACCGCGAATCGCTTGAAGCCGATCGGCCCGGGGATGTACGCGTCCGCCGCTGCCATGATCGCGATGGCTCCCTCTTGCGCGAGGTCGTCACGGAGGTGGCCGTAGCGTCGGGCTTGCTTGGCTGCGAGCGGGAGGTGGTCGAGGACGAGGGTCATGCCGCAACCGCTCCGATCATGTCCCACGTTGCCGCGAGCGACTTGCGAAGCCGGGCCCTTGCCTTCGCTTCGATCTGGTGGACCGCCTGCCGTGAGACGCCGAGGTCGGCCGCAATCGATTCGAGCGTCTCGTCTTCCTCGCCCATCCATCGGCGTTCGGCGATGACGCGCCACCGTTCGGGCAGTCGGGCGAGCGCCTCTTGCACATCGCGGATCGCGATCGCTCGGCACTCCTCGCGGCTCAACCGACCTTCCGCGTGCTCGTGTTCGACGCACCAACGCTCGGCGGCTCCAGTGTCGATCGCGACGTCGGCGCCAGACTGCACCGCCCAGATGAACGCCGCTGTGGCTGGTCGCGAGTTGAGCAAGGTCGCGAGTTGCTCGGGGCTCGTCGCGTGGCCCGATCGAATCAGGCCGAGACCGCGCGTGAACTGCGAGTTGCGCGGCACGACGATCACGCGCCCGGACCGGAAGTATTCGCGTTGCACGTTCGCTCGGACGTAGTGCTGCGCGTAGGTGAGGAATCGGTTTCCCGACGCAGGGTCGAACCGCTCCGATGCTTCGATGAGCCCAATGCATCCGGCCTGGAGATAGTCGGCGTACCGGACGGAGTTGTTTCGCGCGTAACGCCGCGCGAACTTGTGCGCGAGCGGGATGTGGGCGACGACCACGGCAGAGCGATCGCCTGCCGCAAAAAGCGCCTGCTCTTGCTCGCGAGAGAGGCTCACCGCCCCCACCTACTCACCACGCCATCGTTGACCACGAGCGCTCCCGCCAAGGTCCGCAGCGGCTTCGCGGGTTCGGGCGTCGCGGTCCGTTCGACGCGCGGCTTCGGGGTGCCGTCTCGCGTGAGCATGGAGGCGTTCGG